GTATACCATCTTCTGGTAAATCAGATTTTGTAGATCAAATGGTAATAGGTTATAATCAACAATACAGTTGGAAAACAGCTTTTGCGTCACCGGAAAACGCACCTACTTATTTACACGCCCATAAACTAATGAGAAAAGCTTGGCAAGGTATGCCGTCTAAAGCTGATATTGGTAAAGACAAATGGGAACAAACAACAGAATATATAAACGATAACTTTTATTTTATCGATATGGAACGTTATACATTAGATTCAGTATTAAAGAAAGGTGCTGAGCTTGTAAAACGTAAAGGTATTAAATGCCTTGTAATTGATCCATTTAATAAAGTTAGAGATTTAGATTCTAACAATGGAGATGTCAATGTATACACATTAGAATATTTAACTAAGATTGAAATGTTTGCTAAAAAATATGATGTATTAGTTATAATAGTTGCTCACCCAACTAAAATGTATAAAGATTCTAATGGTAAAATTGAAGAGCCTACAATGTATAACATTAAAGGTGGAGGTGAATGGTATGATGCTAGTTACCATGGTTTATTAGTTCATAGAGATTATGAAAAGAAAACAACTAAGATAAAAGTATTAAAAGTTAAGTTTCAAAATTTAGGTGAAAATGGAGGAGAAGCATTCTTTACTTGGGAGCCAAAGTCTGGTTGTTATATACCACATACAGAACCTATACCTGAAAACACAATAATGCCTTGGGAATAATACGTAATAAATACGACAATAAATAGATAATATGGCAGGAACAGTAAATCCAATGGATATAGGTAGAAAAAGAAAGAAGAGTGTTATGGGTACTTACTTTCCTACAAAACAACAGCTGGATGCTTGGACTTGGTGCGTAAAGAATAATATTAGAATATCTTTCAAACCAGAATCACCTGGTGCTAGTCCTAAATGCTGGTATATTACAATTATTATTGGCCCATATAAAAAAGGAGAGAAAGTAAATGTTTCACCTGATTGCTATAAAGCAGGAGAGTGTCACGAACAAATGTATAAAACATGCGAATACTATTATGAGAAATATAGAAACTGAATACACAGGATTAATGTCCGGCATATTGCACGGAGGTAAAGAAAAAGCAGATAGAACAGGTACAGGTACAAGAGCAGTCTTTGGTAGAATGTTATATCATGATATGAAACTTGGCTTTCCTATATTAACAAAAAAGAAAATTATATTTAATCATGCAAAAACAGAATTATTTTGGATTGTCGAAGGTAGAAGCGACTTGGACTATCTTATTGATAACGGTGTCAAGTATTGGATTCCTGATTACCAAAGATCTGGTAGGACTGATAGAAAACTTGGTCCCGTATACGGCCACCAGTGGCGTCATGCTAATGGCATCGATCAACTACAAGTGGTGCTTCAGGAGCTTAGGGAAAATCCCACCAGTAGACGGCTCATGGTATCAGCTTGGAACGTTTCTGATCTTCACGATATGGTACTCCCTCCTTGTCATTATAACTTCCAGTTATTTTATAACGATGGTAAACTGGATTTAATGTGGCAACAAAGAAGCGCGGATGTATTTCTTGGATTACCATATGATATAGCTATGTATGGTTTGTTATTAGAAATGATAGCAGATGGTGCAGGTTACGAAGCTGGAACTCTTATTGCTAGCTTAGGTGATTGTCATTTATATAATAATCATTTAGAACAAGCTGAAGAGTATATTGCTGCAAAGCAGTACGATTTACCCAAACTAAAAATGGAATGGGGTGGTATAAAATTAAGAGAAGGGGCAAATGATTTTGTATTCCTTCCTAATAAAGATACTATAACATTAGAAGGATATAATCACAGTCCTGCTATCAAAGCAGAATTATCTGTAGGAAAATAAAACAATATGGAAGAAATATATTATATTTATCATATACCTAATAAAAAAATCGGTGTAACACGTGATTTAAATAATAGAGTTACGCTTGTGCAGGGCTATAAGCCTGGGGAATATGAAGTTCTAGATTCTTCGTCTGATATTAATTATATATCAACACGAGAAATAGAGCTTCAAAAGTTTTATGGGTATAAGGTAGATAGAACATTATATAAAAATTTAGTAAATAAAAAAATGAAAATAAACGCAACAGAACAAACTTCAACGTTCCCTTGTAAAAAGAAAGAGCTCAGAGCTATGCTTGAGAAAAACATAGGTTTAAGTTGGCAAACACCATTAGGTGATTTTAAAATACGACCAGAACAAATTGAATGGATAATAGCTAATTCATATAAGTCTATGTATGATAAAGACAGAACTTATATTTATAATAAAGCTTTTTATGAAGCATTCAAAGCTACGCCAGAATATGGTAAAGTTGAGTTGTTTGATCTTATAAGACAATGGGCTAAAGAAAAAGGTATCTTAGATAAAGGAGATGCTAAAACACAATTAATAAAATTATATGAAGAAACAGGGGAATTATCGCAATCCCTTCTTAACAATGATAAAGAAGGTGTTATCGATGCTATTGGTGATAGCGTTGTTGTTCTTACTAATCTTGCCGAACTCAACGGTGTTTCAATTGAAACTTGTATGCAGTCTGCTTATGATGAGATTTCTAGTAGAACTGGGAGAATGGTAAACGGAACATTTGTAAAAGATTAATATGGAAATAAGAGATAAAATTATAGAATCAGTAGTAAAAAAGTTTATTAACAGATCTGATGTAGGTTATAAAAAGTACGGCGTTACTTTACATAAAGATGACCAACCTTTAGATACATGGCTTCAACACATTCAAGAAGAGTTAATGGATGCTGTCAACTATATAGAAAAAACAAGACACGCATTAAAAAGTGAAATAGAAGAATGTTATTTAAGAGATCTTAAAGAAAAAGAATAATGTTTTATAGAAGAAAAAAGGGCCCAAAGAAAAAGAAAAGAGGTCCAGTACAGTCTAAGAAAATTAGTTATGATGGCCATAACTTTGCATCAGGATTGGAGAAGTATATGTATATGGCTTTAGTTAAAGCAAAGATTAAAGCTAAATACGAGGGCGAAACTTTTGTATTGTTAAATGGATTTCATTTTGAAAATGAAGTTTATGAAAGACAAGCAAACTCAAAGGGCGAATTTATTAATAGAGGAGAAAAGAGGATATTACCTATAAAGTATACACCTGATTTTATCGGGGAAGACTTTATTATTGAAACTAAAGGTAGGCCTAACGAATCATTTCCGATTAGATGGAAGTTATTTAAAAAGTTAGTCACCGAGCAGTTTCCAAGTTACGTTCTTTTTAAACCACAAAATCAAAAAGAATGCGACAGAGTAATAGAAATATTGAAAAGCAAAAGAAAGTAGCTAGATTAAAGTACAAAGAAAGGCAAATAGAAAAGTATATGAAATGGGCTGTTAATAGGGGATTTTTAAAATGGAGAGAACTTATTGAGATTCATGATAAACATAATGTAAAAGTATATGGCTAAAAGAGGAATAACATACACGGTATTAGAAAATAAAAAAGTAAGAAGACCGGGTGTTCACGCTAAAACAAAAACGTCTGGACTTAAATCGTCTAAGTATTATAAAAAGAAATACAGAGGACAAGGAAAAAAAAGATAATGAAACCATGGAGAATATCTATAGGCTTATATCCAGGAATACTTATAGGAATTAGATCGTATGAACAAGAAGACGTAACTTTACACGTGCTTTATTTACCTTTTGTAGATATAGCTTTTGAATATATAAATAAACAAAAAGAAGATTAATATGGGATTATTTGATGAAAGAATAGCTTATAAACCTTTTGAGTACCCTGAGTACTATAATGAGGGTTGGCTAAAACAAGCGCAAGCATTTTGGTTACATACAGAAATACCGATGACGGCTGATGTAAAAGATTGGAATGAAAAGCTTACACCTGCTGAAAAACATTTAGTAGGTAATATATTATTAGGATTTGCACAAACAGAATGTGCGGTATCAGATTATTGGACACAAAAAGTTGTTGGTTGGTTTCCTAAACATGAAATACAACAAATGGCAATGATGTTTGGATCACAAGAAACTATTCATGCTGTAGCATATTCATATTTAAATGAAACTTTAGGTCTTGAAGACTTTGAAGCTTTCTTACATGAGCCTGCTACTGCAGATAGATTTGAAAATTTAGTTAGTTATGAAGGAAAAGATAAAATTGGTATTGCCAAAAGTTTGGCAGTTTTTAGCGCTTTCGCTGAAGGTGTTTCGTTATATTCTGCTTTTGCTGTTTTATATAGCTTTCAGCTTAGAAACTTACTTAAAGGTATTGGCCAACAAATGAAATGGTCAGTAAGAGATGAATCACTACACTCAAAAATGGGTTGTCAATTGTTTAGACACATGTGTGAGGAAACTCCAGGTTTAAAAGAAGAATGTGAAAATCATGTATTAGAAGCAGCTGATATTATGGTAGACCTTGAATTAAAATATATCGATAAAATGTTTGAACAAGGCGATATTGAAAATTTAAAAAAAGAAGATTTAAAAAACTTTATAAAGAAAAGAGCAAATGAAAAAATCGTCGAGCTCGGATATAACGAAGAAGCAGATCATTTCGGATTTGATGCAACCAGCGCTAGTACTTTGGATTGGTTTTATCATCTTACTGGGGGTGTTACTCACACCGATTTTTTTGCTATCAGGCCTACTGACTATTCTAAGGCAAATGAAGGAGAAGATTTTGAAGATATTTGGTAAATAATATGAAAGAATCAGAATTAATTATAATGAAAAGAAAAATAGAACAGCTAGGAGCTTTGATGCAAGGTGTTCTACAAGAACTTACCAACTTAAGAGATCTTTCTGTTGGTACTTTACAAACGGTTAAAAAATTACCGGGTTACGATAAAGCTATAAAAGAGCTAGAAAAAGAAATGAAAGAAAACCAAGAAAAAAAAGAAGGTATACCCTTTGTAGATAAAAATGTGGAATAACGACTGGAAGAAAGGCGTAGACTACCCCTCCTGGGGCGATACGGACGTATATAAGAAGACTATAGCTGGTGGTTATCTATTACAAGGGGAATCACCAAAAGAAGCTTACAGGAGAGTTTCTAATGCAGTTGCTAGAAGATTGTATAAACCTGAACTTGCAGATAAGTTTTTTGATTATATATGGAAAGGATGGTTATGTTTAGCTTCACCTGTGTTATCAAATACTGGGACTGATAGAGGTTTACCTATTAGTTGTTTTGGTATCGATGTTGCTGATAGTATTATGGATATAGGTAATAAAAATCTTGAAATGATGCTACTTGCAAAACACGGTGGTGGTGTAGGTCTTGGGGTTAATATGATTAGACCGGCTGGTGCTACTATAGCGGGTAATGGAACTTCAGATGGTGTTGTACCGTTCTGTAAGATATATGATTCAACTATACTCGCTACTAATCAAGGGTCTGTTAGAAGAGGTGCTGCATCTGTTAATATAAACATTGATCACCCAGACTTTTTAGATTGGCTAGAGATAAGAGAACCTAAAGGTGATGTTAATAGACAATCATTAAATTTACATCAGTGTGCAGTTGTTGGTGATAAGTTTATGAGAAGACTTGAAGAAGGACAACCAGAAGCAAGAAACAAATGGAGTAAACTATTACAGAAAAGAAAAGCTACAGGTGAGCCTTATATAATGTTTAAAGGAAATATTAATAAAGTAAATCCTAAAGCATATAAAGCAAATAGTTTAAAAGTTCATATGACTAACATATGTTCTGAGATAACATTACACACAGATGAATCACATTCTTTTGTATGTTGTTTGTCTTCTGTTAACTTAGCTAAATATGATGAATGGAAAAATAGTGATTTAATATATGACGCTACTTGGTTTTTAGACGGTGTATTATCTGAATTTATACATAGAGCTAAAAATATGAAAGGCTTTGATAATGCTGTTAGATCAGCTGAAAAAGGAAGAGCATTAGGATTAGGTGTATTAGGGTGGCATACATTGCTTCAACAAAAAGGAATTGCTTTTGAAGGATTGCTTGCACAGTTTAAAACAAGAGAAATATTTTCCCAGTTAAAATTAGAAACTGAGAGGGCTAGTAGGGCTTTAGCTGATGTATATGGTGAACCTTTGTGGTGTGTAGGTACAGGAATGCGTAATACACACTTAAGAGCTGTTGCGCCAACAGTGTCGAATAGTAAATTATCTGGTAACGTATCACCAGGTGTTGAACCTTGGGCTGCAAATGTATTTACAGAGCAATCTGCTAAAGGTACATTTATAAGGAAAAACAAAGAACTTGAAAAGTTATTTAAAAAGTTAAACATAAATACACAAAAAACCTGGGATAAAGTTCTTAAAGATAAAGGATCAGTACAGGGTATTAAAGAATTAGATGGTTACTATTACGATAATAATGGTAAGCTTACTCAGGAAAAGAGTGGCGAACCGGTTAAAAATGTTTTCAAAACGTTTAAGGAAATAAATCAACTAGAATTAGTTGGTCAGGCAGGTATAAGACAAACTTATGTAGATCAGTCTGTTAGTTTGAATCTTGCGTTTCCATCACAAGCAGAACCTAGATGGATTAATAAAGTTCATATGGAGGCTTGGAAAAGAGGAATTAAAACTTTATATTATATGAGAACTGAAAGTGTTCTCAGAGGCGATATTGCGGCTGAGGCAATGAATCCAGATTGCTTAAGTTGTGATGGTTAGTTTTGTTTTGTTTATTAATATGGAGGGAATCTAATTTTTGGTTCCCTTCGTATTTTATAGTACTCCAAGGCCAAGTATTATCTAATGTATTTATAACTGTAGATTTTATTGTATAACAAGATGTGAATGTTATAACAAGCAAAGATAATAAAAGTCGTTTATATAATGCTATACATTGCTTTTCCATTAACTCTTTTTGCTTTTAAGCATCTATTTCTATTTTGCTCTTCAGATACATAACTTACATGTACCCAATCTGGGTTTTCATCTGTACCAAACTCCCAAATCATTTGATCGAAGTTCAAGTTTTCTTTTATATA